TAGAATTTATAAAAAAGGTGATATTTTAAAAAGACACAAAGATAGATTTAGTTGTGAGATATCTACAACTATGAATCTTGGTGGTGATGACTGGCCAATATATCTAGAACCAGATCCTAAAAAAGGTAGTATGAAACCAGGTGTTGGGTATGTATCAGATAATACTAAAGGTGTTAGAGTAGATTTAAAACCAGGAGATATGTTGGTTTATTCTGGATGTGAGTTGGAGCACTGGAGAAATAAATTTAAAGGTAAGGAATGCGTACAAGTTTTCTTACATTATAATAATCGCAAAACACCAGGCGCAAGAGAGAATATGTTTGATAAAAGACCTCATCTAGGTCTTCCTTCATGGTTTAAGCGATGATATAATTCTTAGATGGAGGCAGGGCACCACCACATACCCCCTGTCTCCTTTTAAGGATTATATTATATGTTAGGTATTACAGCTTTATCACAGTCCCCGATAGCTTCTTTAGGAGGAACTAATGTTAATGTTGCCGTTACAGGTTCACAATTAACAGGTTCTATTGGTGCTTCAACTGTAACTGCAAATGCTAATGTAAATGTAACAGGATCTCAATTAACAGGATCTATAGGAAGTTCAACTGTAGCATTAAATACACCTGTTAATGTAACAGGATCTCAATTAACAATGTCTATGGGAGAGGAATCTCTTATAGGTAATGCAACAGTATCGGTCACAGGATCTCAATTAAGTTTATCACTTGGTACTTACTCTGTAAGTGCTGATGGTAATGTAAGTGTTATTGTTACTGAACATGACATGGTTACGTCAATTGGTTCAACAACAGTAACCGCTAATGCTGATGTAAATGTTACAGGTTCACAAATTACATCTAGTTTAGGTGAAGAGACTATTGATATAAATACACCTGTAGATGTAACAGGCTCTCAATTAACTGCAGCTATTAATTCAGTGGTAATTGAGATAATTACAGAAGTACCAGTTACAGGTTCTCAATTAACAATGTCTATAAACAGTCCTTTAATTACCGCTTGGTCAAATGTAGATCCTGGAGTGAGTAATACTTGGACTGAAGTAAACAAAGGAGTTTCTAACACTTGGACAGAAGTTGATAAGGCAGCTTAAAAAGGGTATAATACAAAATTATGGCATCAACTTTTTCATCAGATCTTAAACTAGAACTTATGGCTACCGGTGAGAATGCCGGTACATGGGGAACTAAGACAAATACTAATTTAGAACTTGTTCAACAAGCAATAGCTGGTTTTGAATCTATAACTCTTTCAAGTGGTTCTACTACAGCTTTACTTATGAGTAATGCATCTATTTCTACTGCTAGAAATATGGTAATTAAATTTGCAACAATTACATTATCTGGAGCAACTACAGTAACCATACCAGACTCTATAGAAAAATTTTATATATTTGATTGCAGATTAATTACTAATCCAACAAACCTTACGATTAAAACTGCATCAGGAACTGGTTTTACAATAGATGCTTCAAAAATTTATGCAGCGTACGCTGATGGTACAAACTTAAATGAAGTATCACTTGATACATTAGGTGGTACAATAGGCACAGCTTCAATTGCTGATGATGCAGTAAACAACGATAAAATTGCTGATGATGCAGTTCAAAGCGCACAACTAGCAGATAATGCAGTTTTGACCGTTAACATTTCTAACGCAAATGTGAGCACAGCTAAAATCGCTGATAATGCAGTGACTGCCGATAAACTACAAAGAAAATTTACAATAAGTACATCTTCTCCTTCTGGAGGTAGTGATGGAGACATTTGGTTTAAATATTCAACATAGGAGTTTAGATGGCTAATACCTATGCTAAAGTTTCAGGAACATTTCAAGAAGCAGATGAAATTTATGCTAAAGTATCTGGAACTTGGGAAGAAGTAGATGAAGCATATGGAAAAGTTTCGGGAGTATGGAAATTAGTTTTTAGTGCTTTTGAAGCAACATCAATTCAAACATTATCTTCTGGATCAGGAACTTTTTCTGTTCCCGCTCAAGCAAATGCAATTCATATACAAGCTGCAGTTGGTGGTGGAGGTGGTGCAGTTGGCGGAGCAGATTATGATAAAGCTGGTGGTGAATCAGCTGGAGCTGGAGGTGGATCTGGAGCTTTTATATCTGACAAAATATTTTCTGTAACAGGTGGTGAAACACTAACATACGCAATTGGATCCTCTGGGTCAGGAACTGGTAAAGGCTTTAATGTGACTGCAAGTGGTGGAGGAACGACTACACTATCTGGTGGGACTTCTGGATCATTGTTTTCATTAACAGGTGGAGGTGGATCAAGCGGTACAGGAGGAGGTGTTCAAGGGCCTCTAAGATCAAACACTGCTGGAACTGCAGGAAGTGCAACAATAAGTGGTACAGCTATAACTTCAGGAAATTTTAGAGATACAGATGGAACCCAAAAAGCAGTAACAACAAATACATCAGGACCTGACGGTACTTTTAATTCATCTGGTAATGGAGCAGTTGGATCTAACAATGGAAACTGTGGAGGAGATAACTGTAGAATAGGTGGATCTAATGGTGCTACATCTTATGATGGTAATATTTCAGGTGGAGCCGGAGGTTCATCTTCTGGTGCAGGGACAAATGGAACTGCAGGGACACGAGGATCTGGAGGTGGAGGTGGAGCAGCTCAAGTTAATGGCGGTTCTACAAGTGGTGCTGCAGGTGGTAGTGGTGAAATAAGATATAGGTTCTTAAAAGTTAATTAGTGTTTCTTAAACCACAAAAAATTATATTTAATTCAATACTTCAAAAATATAAATTACAAGATATAAAACCTAATCAATCTAATCATAATCAAGAATTAATAGATCAACTAGAAATTGACATAAAATTAAATGGTTTATTGTGTCCATTAGTTGTTAATAATAACGTGTTAATAGATGGTCATCATAGATATGAAGCTATTAAAGATTTTTGTACAGAAACACTTGTTTATGTGGTAAAGGATAATGATATGGAAAAATTATTATCTAAACTTAATAGCTATATTTGGTTTGATTATCAAGGTAAACTTGATGGCTAACATATCTAAATGGTTTGGTTATCCGATATATATAACTAAGTTAGAAAACTTTGAAGATATTAATAAAAAAATTGTACCAATAATACTTAGAGATATTACTCCGACCAATTCTCAATACTCACGGACCACGGATGTAAAACCAAAAGAATTACAATCTATTGATGATAATCTACACAAAGATAAAAGATTCAAAGAATTATACAATGAATTATCTAAAGTAATACAAGGTTGTTTGTCAGCACAAAAATATAATTTAGATTTATTTGAAGTATATATTACAAAGTCTTGGGCTACCTTATCTATCAAAGAACAACACATTGCTTATCATAGGCATATGAGTAGTCATTTTAGTTTTGTGTATTATCCACAAGCTCATGAACAAGGTAATTTATTTTTGCTTGATGACGATGCACATAAGGTAGGATTAACTATACCAAAAAGAGATCCATATTTTACAGAGTGGGATCAAAACAATTATGGTAAAGCAGAGTATCCTGCAGAAACTGGTAATGTAATTATATTTCCATCTATGATGTTTCATGAGACTGGGAAGAATACAAAAGATACACCAAGACTTTCTATATCAGGAGATATAATGTTAACTATGAAAGAAGGGGTTAAATCTGAACATAATATACCTTCTCCTCTGACTTGGATGAAGCTATAAAATGTTGTAAAATGGCTTATGCCTTTAAGAAATGTAAGAATAGCCGCAGGTTTTAACAAAGCAGATACTCCTTCGGGAGCAGAAGGTCAATGGATAGACGGAGACTTTGTAAGATTTAGATATGGCCAACCAGAAAAAATTGGTGGTTTTACAGCTATCGGACAACAAACAATTTCGGGACCAACACGTGCTCAACACACTTGGACAGACTTAGAGGGCAATAAATATGCTGCGCTTGGAACTTCTAAAGCTTTGTATATTTATTTTGAAGATAAATTTTATGATGTGACTCCTTTAGCAACAGCTATAACAGGTGCAACTTTTACTTCAACAAATGGATCAGATATTGTAACAGTAAATAAAACAAGTCACGTTCTTGAAGTTGGTGATTATATTACATTTACATCTGTAACGGTACCAGGACAAGCCACTACGCTTAATGGTGATATAAATGATTCTGTTACAACTATTACCCTAACAAGTTCCACAGGTTTTTCTGCAGCAGGCACTGTCAGAATTGGCGATGAATTAATTACATATACAGGAAAGTCTTCAAACGATTTAACAGGTTGTACAAGAGGTACAAACAGTACCACTGCAGTAGCTCATTCAAGTGGTACGGCAGTTAGAGAAGCAACAGTCACAAGATACAACACAACAGATTTTACTAGTTTAACTTTTGAAGTATTATCTACAGCTACCAATTCATTTACTATTAAAATGGCTTCTACTGAAACAGGGACAGGAATGTCTGCAGCAGGTGGAGCTTCGATAAATCCTTATGAGGAAATTGGTCCAACCATACAAACGTATGGTTATGGTTGGGGTACAAGTACATGGGGTAGAGGGACTTGGGGATCTGCTACAACTAGTTCTTCAGTAATATTAGATCCTGGTAGTTGGTCATTAGATAATTTTGGAGAACAATTAATAGCAACAGTTAAAGATGGTAAAACATTTGTGTGGAATCCTGGTGTCTCAAATCCGTTAGAGCAAAGAGCAGTAATTATGTCTGGTGCTCCAACAGCATCAAGGTTAACAATAACTTCAGATAGAGATAGACACGTTGTTCATTTTGGAACTGAAACAACGATAGGAGATTCAACAACTCAAGATCCTATGTTTATTAGATTTAGTGATCAAGAAAATTTTAGTGTATATCAACCTACATCTATTAATACTGCAGGTACATTTAGATTAGACACAGGTAATAAAATTGTAGCAGCAGTATCAGGTAAAGACTATAATTTAATTTTAACTGATCAAGCAGCATACACAATGCAGTTTGTTGGTCCACCTTTTACTTTTTCAATAAGACAAGTAGGATCTAACTGTGGATGTATTGGACAACATGCAACTG